CCGAGTAAAGCGGAACTCCACGAGGAGCGGCCACAAGACGGGCAGAAGCGTAAGACGCTCTCCGCATGGACTTTGCGGCTTCGCGAGACCTTTCGGCATCGCGGGTGATGATTTGGCCCATAGTAGGGCCGGTCTTGTAAAGACCAACAATTTGTGCGCGGCGTTGCATGTAGATGTTTTTTTTGTTTAAAATGATGACGTGGAGAAAGAGGACTTTTAAGTTAAGAGTTTTATACTGAATTGGTCTCTTTCCGCAAAAGAGCCCAATTCTATTAATGGCAATGCAATTGTGCAATTGTGACAGTTGGCCACGAGGTGGCCACGATGTGCTGGGTAATACTGTAACCAGCACATCGAGTGTGAAAATCTTAATAGATTTCACGGACTTTTATCTAATGATCACTGTGTCAGGGAGGAAGGGCGTCGCCCTTCCTATCAGAGTAATTGCTTAAAGTAGTAATTGCCTGGTGTGGCGCGCTCCCCCCGCGCGCCACAATAGGTATTTGCTATTTTTAGCACTCGCCCTAATTTTAGAATGTGCAGAAGCTATGACTCACAACTTCTGGCAAAAGTGCATTTAGGTGCGACAAGGTGCACTTCTTATTTTTTTAACAAAAGAGCGAAGGTCGACAGCATGGCAGACGAAGCGGCAGCAGCAGCAGAACCGGCAGCAGCGGCACAGGCGGCAGCTCCTGGGCCGAGGTCCCACGCTAAAGCGTGGTGCTTCACGTGGAACAATCCGACGCACCGCGTCTTGTTTCCCGACGGTCTCCCGGACGCGTTTCAGTACCTTGTGTACCAGCTAGAACGCGGCGCGGAGGGCACGGAGCATTTGCAGGGCTACGTCTACTTCAAAGAGCCGATTCGCTTCAACGCGCTCAAAGCGTTGGAGTTCAAAACGCCTGAAGGCGCTTCCGTGTTCCCGTTCAGGGCTGCGCATCTCGAGGTTGCAAAAGGCAAACCGGAGCACAACAAGGCGTACTGCACGAAGCCAGAGACGCGGGTCGCGGGGCCCTGGGAGCTCGGAAAACTGCCTAAGGGCCAAGGCGATCGTCAAGATCTTCGCATCGCTGCAGCCTCGCTCATGGCCGACGGCGACGTTCGTAAAATCGATCCCGCCGTGTTCATGAAGTACGCTAGCGGGTGCCTCAAGCTCGCCGCCATGGCTTCGCCTCCGAGACGCGACGGGCTCAAGGTAATCACCATTGTCGGTCCTTCGGGCATTGGAAAATCGTACTCCGTGCACGATCTCTTTCCGGACGTCTACGTCGTAAACATGGGCAACAGCGGCCTTTGGTGGGACGGCTACACAGGGCAGCCCGCAGTCCTCTTCGAGGAGTTCAAGGGCCAAGTGCAGCTGCAAAAGATGCTCCAAATCCTGGACCCGTATCCGCTGCGTCTCGAAATCAAGGGCGGCCTCGTTCCTGCTCGCTTCACGATCGTCTTCATCACTTCGAACTACACGCCAGACAAATGGTACAAGAACGAGACCGGCGACCGCGACCCGGAGATGGCAGCTCTCGCACGCAGGCTCGACGCTCCCGTGCCCACAGCTGTGCCGCCTAAAGCTGGCGGCGTTCGCTACATCGAGTGCGACGCAAGGGACGAACTTCACAAAAGGCTCGACCGTGCGATGTGCATCGAAGGGCTTCGCCCTCGTCCACACAAGCGGCTGTCGCCGCTTGTCCCGATCGTGTTTCCAGCAGCTCCCGCTCCTATCGTCGTGGCTGCTGCTGCGCCCAGACAAAAGACACCCGAAATCGCAGACGGGCAGTGCCAATTCGTCGTGGGTCCTGACGGAGCTCCACTCCTCAAAAGGCACAAAGCGCAGATCATCGTGATCCACGACGCTCCAGCGGACGCCGACATGGTTGTCGACGAAAACGGAGAGCACTTCGTGCGCCAGGACATCACCGAAGCCTGGCCTGCAAGCGCCGCGCCTCACCCGATCAGCCATTGATCATTGAACAAATTGTAAGCAGATGAAAATTTCTGTGCACTCTCTTTGAAAAACCCAGCGGGAAAAAAGAGTAAAAAAGCTGTTCAGTCGAAGAAGCGAATGCGGCTGTGCGCGTCCCACATGGTAACGTAGTTACCAACTGCGGACGCTTCAGCAAAGGCGATGAGGTAGATGGCGCCAGTGGTGATGTCGCCAATGTCGTTGTCGGTGCTCTGGAACTGGCTTTCCAGCTTGGTTTTGACAAACCAGTCGATGAGTTGGACGGTGGTCGACGTTGCTGTGAACCCGAACGTTTGGTTGCGCAGAATGGTGAACCGGGACTTGTTCGCCATGTTGAGGCCAGAGTGGAACCCAGGCGCAGTCGAAATGTTGTCGCTGATGACAGTCCCAATGAGCGGGAAGGCGCCGTTTGGCTGATGGTCGTAAACGAGCATCACGCGTGCAGCGTTGGACGTTGGCGAGCTCCCCGCCATGCGCAGAGTCGCGCGGAAGTTGATGCTCTTGATCAGGATTTTTGCGCCAATCCTGTTGAACGATGTCGCTCCCTGCTGAACGCAGTTGACCTCGGTCATGCCGTAGAAGGCGGTAGCAGGCTCGTGAGACGCGACGTTGCCGACTGTCGGAAGCCCGTAAGGGTCAGCTCCGGACGGATCCAGAACGTCTGCGTCAAAAAACTTTACTTCTCCGCGGCCCATTTGGCCACGGCCGACCGAGTAAAGCGGAACTCCACGAGGAGCGGCCACAAGACGGGCAGAAGCGTAAGACGCTCTCCGCATGGACTTTGCGGCTTCGCGAGACCTTTCGGCATCGCGGGTGATGATTTGGCCCAT